AAGAGGTTTGTGTTAAACCCAGTTAGAGTCAGACTTTAGTCTGACTAGGACAAAGATTTTCTTTGAAATAAATTATTTTTGTTCTATATTAAAATCGAACAACAATAATTAATAATTTTAATAGAAAACATAACATAATCTAAAAATTTCAAAATAATTTTAAAATTATTTTCTTATAAAATATTTTGAATTTTTCTTAATGTATTCTATATTGTATTTGTAATTTAAATTAATATGCTTATGATTAGAAAAGTAAATGTCTTAGGCTTCAACCAGTATATCAAAGAAGCTCATCCTAAAGAGTATGAGAGAAACTTGGCTGAGTATGCTAACTATTCTAATTGGCTTGACTCGAAATTCTTGAAGCTAGGTCATGTATATAGAATCAATAACTATGATAGATTCACTAAAGTTCTAGTGCTTGATGGATTCAAGTCAGTGTTGAATGACTCACTAAAGCTCACTTACACTTACTTAGTTCATTTCTCTTATCATAAAGAGTATGCTGATAAAAGTGAAGTTCTTGGTTGGGTTACTCTAGACCAAGCATACAAGATGATGCTTGAAGACATCACTGGAACTAAGGATGCTTTTGGAAACACTATAGAACCAATAGAAGTGAAAGAGCAACCTTATTGCAAGTACAACTATCGAGTAGTAAGTCAAGATGACAATAAGATGGAAATTATCTTCACTGAGTTCAACTATTCATCTTATGAGGATTGGAAAGACAAGAAGAAGTACAATAGGCGTCATTGTGACTTAGTCTATAAGAAATATCTCTATGAGATGGAAGACGGAGAGTGGACAAAGACTTACACTTCTTCTAAGAACAAGATTCGTCTAGCTGCTGACAATTCCATGGGCTGGTGCCATGACACTAATGTGGCTGCTTATGGCAGAAGCAAATATGATGGTTGCTTCAAGAACTTGAGAGAGTGCAAGAAGAAGTTCTTAGGTGTAGAGTCACTGACAAAATGCTCGGTATTGTTTGATGATATCAAGACATTGTCTACTGACATGTTTGTTCCTTATCCTGTAAAGAAATCAGAATGGTAGTAGAAATGAAGAAGAAAGTGTTGTATGTATATGGATATGGCAGTAGTTCAGAAGGACATACTGCTACCTGGATCAAAGAGAACTTGCTTGATGCAGAAGTATATTGTTTTAAGTATGATCAGTATCATCCTGATGTTGCTATTCCATATCTTTGTCAGTTAGTTCATGATTTAGACATTGACATCATCATTGGATCTAGTCTAGGAGGTTGGTATGCTATGCATGTTGCAAGCATCTGTCAACTTTCAGGTATCTATATCAATCCACTTACTGACATCACACTAGCCTCTACTATAGAGTATGTGTCTTCAGACAATAGATTGGTGAACAATCTGGTAAAGTATGCAGAAGATCATCCATTGTTCTCTTCTAAAGAACATTGGATAGGATATAGGTGGGATGATTGTGAAGATGGACATTATAGCATATTGATATGGTCAGACAATGATGAAGTGATAGGAAGGAAGAAGATTCTTCCAACAGAGTTTCATCAGAATTTCTCGACAAAGTACATCGTTCCTAATGGAGGACATCAGTTGACTGATGAAGAGAAGAAGAAATATCTGATTCCTGCTTATGAAAGACTAGTCAACGACATTATTCCTAAAATCAATAATTTTTATAAAAAGACTTTGATTATACCATAGAATGAAGAAGTTATCAGTATATGTGCAAGAGCATATTGTCAATGGAACTAACAAAGAAGACATCAAAGAGTTGGTAGATAAGTATGGTGATGATATGTTTGACATCATAGAGTATGGGTATCGAGACATTGATGGGTGTGCAGGAATAGAGAAGAAAGAAGACATCATTGCTAAAGCGGACTTTGCTAAGCTATATAGAAATGATGGAAAGATTGTTGCAGTAGCATTGTATGCTGACAAGAGACATCCCAATGCTGGCACTAATGTGTACTTGAATGATAGAACAAAGAATAGAGGCAGAAAGATAGTTGCAGTAGCAGCATCGGAAGGAAATGCACAATACTTGAAAAAAATCTTGACTGAAGACTTCAAGAGAATGGAACGCAATGTATGGGGTGAGTTCTCTTCAAAAGCAGCAACATTTGCATTGAGATGCGGAGCATTGCCTATCCCTATTGGAGCGGCCGAAGCTATCATGGATCCAAAGAAGTTCTATGACAAGAAAGAAGATGGATTCTTCTATACAAGAGACATCAGAGGAAAGAAGCACACTAAGATCATGATGGGCAATCACTTGTTCTACAACCATAATGTGGATGAGAAGATGACAGAAGAAGACATACAAAAGTTCAAAGAGTTAGCTAAGAAGTATGCTATAGAAGATGAGAAGTTGAATCACATTTAATAGAAAACATTTAATAGAATAAGAATATGTTGAAAGACAAATATCCTACATTGTTCGTGTTAGTTATGGGTGCTAATGCAGAGATATGTCCTGGATTCACATTCCAAGATGAGTTTGATCTTGCATTAGACACATATGCTAAAGAACTTCCAGAGAATGTAGCATTAGTATATTATGATGGTGGTGCGTATATGAAAACTGAGTTCATACAATATAAGAACAGAAAGAATGTCTGGCATCTCCATCTTGCTTGTGAAGATGACATGAAGTGGACATTCAAGAAGACTTGGATGGCATATAAGTTCATCTATGACAAGTATGCACCTGATTGGATATTCCGTACCAACACTAGCACGTATGTCAACATTGATGTGTTGAATGATTTTGTCAAGAACTTAGCAAGTCCTGACATCACTTATGGATCAGACTTGTATAGCTTGAGTGAAGCATGCTGTCCATGGCCACTTTGCATCTATCCACGCGGCAATGGAATCTTGACACATAAGAGAGTGTACAAGCCAGCTATAGTAGAGAATGGAATAATTCTTGCGTATCAATGTATCTGTGATGATATTTGCTTTGGCATATTAATTAATTCATGGTACATCAACAACGGAAAGAAGTATGTAGACTATGTGAGAGGTCTTCCTCATGCATGGTACAAGTGTGTTGATGTGAAGTTTGACAACGGACATAAGTTGTCTGTCTTTGGTGATGATGACAAGAACTATCATGATTTTGTTTCCATTACTATAAAGAAGTACCGAGAAAGAGAGAAAGAGAAAGAGCACTATCTTGAGTTGTACAAGAAAATAGAATCTGACCATTTGATGAGGATAGTAGAGCCAAAATGGACAGATGAAATGATTCAGTACACTAAAGAACCAAGTATTTTCATAGGTTCTATACTTGGTTATCTAGACTTTGATAAATGGGAGCGAATTGATAAGAATGAGTTATATTGTCTAGAAATAAGTCACAAAGCTTCAGATGACGAGCAGTTCAATATATATAGAGAGATACAAGGAAAGAACATCTAGTACATAATCTTACTATTATTTAACAACTATACATTTATTATGAAAGTGCAAGTAGACTTAATGAACAGAGAAGAGATGCTAGCAGAATCTAGCTCTAACAAAGGAAACAGATACACAATAGAAGAATGGCAAGAATCAGCTGACTATGTTGTCACTAATCGAAATGGATATCTTGAATATGCTAATGGAGAAGAAGTGATTGATGAGAATGACCTTCCGGAAGATGGTTGGTTTGACTGCACTGACTATGATGAAGATGAAGATTCTTATAATGATAGTGGATTCTATGACAATCCATTGTATGACAGTGATGATGAATGGTAAAGCAATAGAATATGGAGAAAGCACAAGAAAAGCTTGACAAAGAATACTTGTCAATTGTCAATGATGCGTTGCTCAAGCAAAAGTTTCGCATTGTGAAGAGAACAGTGATAGACAATGTAGATACTTATACTGGACCACAATACAAAGTAGAGTATGCGGTTCAGATAGGACACAAGTTCTTGTTCTGGCACTGGTGGGAATATGCAGAGAAAGACAACTTTCATCTTGCTAAGTGGGTGTCTAACATAGAGTACTGCAAGAAGTGGATATACAACAAGTGCGTCTATTGGGACAACAAGATAGAAGTTGTCGGATTGCTGCCTTCTGAATAAAATTAGGAAAAAAGTTCTGAAAGTTTTGAATTTGTTTTGAAATTTTCGGAACTTTTTCTATATTATACACGTAACAAACAATATTATTTTAATGATTATGAATATGAATACAAATACAAACAACATCACTTTAGCAGACTTCGGCTCAACAATTGCTATCATCATCAACAAGATGGCTACAGCATGGATGCCTAACGAGATCAAGACATTTTCTTATGAGTTCTTGAGAATCAGACTTTGTGACTATGCTAAAGAGTTCTGTCTTGTAGATGAGAAGAACTTTGACAAGTACTGTGACTTGGTTCTTGGTCTTGATGACTTGAAGATGGACTCATTCAGAACTGCAATGATTGAGTATTCTAAAGTAATGCACTAACATAACTAACATAATAAAGATCATGATAAGAGAAAGAATTGCAAACTATTTGCCAAAGGCAATCCAAGAAGTAGCAAACATCTATGTCAATGAAAGCTATGACAATGTGATTGACACTATCAATGGTGCAGATCCTAGTGAGTTAGCAAGCTCATTGTCTGATGCTCTATCATGTTACTTTGGAAGAGATGACTGGATGGAGCTTGAGACTGTCATATATGACAAGCTCGTGTATGGAAGAGATGCTAAGAAGAACATCCAAGACTTCAAAGATCTTCTCATCACCAACTTGAACTTTGTTGAACTTTTCAAATAACTATAATAATCATGGTAAATACAAATCCACAAGTAATTTACAACAAGATATATTGCAAGATTGGAATCGTCATAGATTCTATAGCAAGAGAGATGCTTGATCTCAACAATAACAATGTCATTCAGGCTATAGTAGCAACAAGCAAATTGACAGAAGATGAGATTAAGTACAAGATTTGGAAGACTTGTGTCAAGAAAGAAGTGCTCGACAAAGATGAGGCTAACAACTATCAAGTAGAGCAAGCAATTCTTGACTTGTTTCATGATAGTGATGAAGACAGTCGCAAGCTCCATAGCTTTGACATCAAAGGTCCTGTGTGTCAGATGATCACATTGATTAATATGTTGAACAACAAAGTTCTTGGTTACAACTCTTAGAATTATTCATTATGTGTAAATACATCAATTCATTCAGCTTGCATTTCTATGCTATATTAGCATTAGTCATGTTTGTTCTTTCTTTTGAAGAGCCTAACTTATATACATTGCTAGTTACTTTTCTACTTGTACTTCCACTGATTCTTTCTTATCTATATAGAATCAAGAACATGACAGAAGAAGAGATAGTAGAGAGATTTGGATTTAAAGGAAACAAGTTTCTAGATCCAAGCATCAATTAACAAACTTATTTAAACTTATTATAATGGGAAAGAATTATTGCAGTCTAGAGAAGAGATGGTGCTCATATAAGAGCAGTTATGGTTGCACTTGGCTTTGTGGAAAGTGCAAGTCTGCAAAGCAGATACCAGAGATAAGCTCACTGAAGACATGTCCTAAGAGGCAGTATTATAGAACAGAGTCATTGAAAGAGCTCATTGATGCTACTCCATTCAATGATGTATGGGGTGCTATCTCTAATTGGTTTCCTGACCAGAAGCAGAACAAGAATGGATATGAAGAAGCTTACTATATATTGAGGGAGATGAAGCCAAAGAAGTATGTTGACGCATACAACTTCTATATTGTAGTGAAGAAAGAATGGGAGCAAGTAGCATTTGATGATGCAAGACATTATCTTGATGCTTCTCTCAGAAAGAGAGGAACTAATGACATTAGTTATTCATTTGAGTTCATGCCATGGGAGAATGTTCTGTACTTGAACATTGATCCTATCATATATAATGTCAATAGAGAGTTGTCAGTTCCAGAAATCATTGCAGGCATCTTGTATGAGATGACTTTCTTTGGATATTCACCAGAAAAAATAGAAGAGAACACATCATGGACAAAGAAGATGTAAAGAAGTACTGCATAGAGAGCAGATATCAGAAGATAACTAGAAATGGAGTAGAATGGACAGATTGGTTCATCTCTCTTACTGAGAGTCCTAGTACTTCTACTTCTGACTTAGAATCTATCATATCTATATATAATAAGAAAGATAGAGAAAGTAGACAGAAGTTGAAGCATGAATATAGGATAGCAGAATATGAAGAGCCAGAAGAAGTTCATGCATTTCAGAGAATGTATGCTAGACAAAGAAATAAGAACAAGAAAAAATGACGCTGGCGGCCTCGAAAATCTCATCCTAATATAATTTATATCTCGAGCTATTTCGCGGCCGCCAGCGGCGCCCAGCGACTCCTGGCGTCATCCTGTAGTTATTCATATAATATTGAACATTTTAAATGATAAGACATGGAAAAGAAAAGTGGTACAACTATTGTGTTAGAGCAGATACTTAATTCTGCATTGTTGCATTGTAGAGTGTCAAATGTCAATTCTATTGTAGAGAAGCTTAGACAGATTACCGGAGAGAAGTTTCCTATCACTAAGTACAGTGGTTCTGAGTTTCCAGAAGAAGACCCTTGGGTAGTAGAAGTGTTGATTGGAGACACTAAGGTGATTGTCAAGTTCACTATGGTAGATGGAAACTTGATAAAAGGAATTGAAGTGAGAGAGTGACAAGATGTCACTATTCATGTGACAGTATGTCAGAGTTTTGTATGCAATGAAATTCTGGCATACTTTTTTCTATATACTTATTGAACATATAAAAACATATATAAAATTAAGATAAAGATATGAGTAAAGTTTTAGGACTTGACCTTGGAACTGGTATGTCATGTGTGGCTGTCATCGAGAATGGCAAGCCTGTTGTTGTAGTGAATGAAGAAGGAACAAGAACAACACCATCTGTAGTTCAGATCACTAAAGATGAGGTGAAGGTAGGCAATGCTGCAAAGCGTGCTATGGTAACCAATCCAAAGAACACGGTGAGCTTCATCAAGCGTTTCATGGGAGCTGAGTACAAAGACACCGATGTTCAGAAGATGATCAAGATGGTGACTTATGATGTTGTCAACAAGAGCAACAAGCCTTATGTGAAGATTGATGACAAAGAATATTCTCCTGAGCAGATTTCTTCTATGATTATCGGAAAGATGAAGAAAGTAGCAGAAGATTATGTGGGTGAAGAGATCAAAGATGCAGTGATTACTGTTCCAGCATGGTTTGGTGATGCTGCTCGTACTGCTACTAAGACCGCTGGTGAGCTTGCTGGATTGAATGTTCTTCGTGTGATTGCTGAGCCAACAAGCGCAGCTTTGGCAGCTAACTTGATGGAAGACAAGAAAGACAAGACTATAGCTGTAGTCGACAGCGGTACCGGAACTGTGGACGTGTCAATTCTTGAGCTTACAGATGGCATGGCAGAAGTTCTTGCATCAAACGGAGATGTATTCCTTGGCGGACAGAACTATGACAATGCTATTGTTGATTGGATTTGCTCAGAGTTCAAGAAGTCAGACAATGTTGACTTGAGGAAAGACAACATGGCTTATGCTCGTGTAGTGGAAGCTGCAGAGAAAGCTAAGATTGAGTTGTCTAGCTCAGCACAGACAGAGATCAATCTCCCATACATCAGCATGAAAGATGGTGCACCTGTCAATCTTGTGATGACACTCTCTCGCGCTAAGTTTGAGTCACTTGTGAAAGAGTTCAATGACCGAACAGTAGAGAAAGCAAAGGAGGCAATCAAGAAAGCAGGCAAGCAATATTCTGACTTGGATTGCATTCTTCTTGTTGGTGGCACTACTCGCATTCCATCATTGCAAGAAGCACTGAAGAAAGAGTTTGGTTGTCCATTGAATCAGTCTGTCAATCCAGATGAAGCCGTTGCGCTAGGTGCTGCTAAGCAAGCAGATATCCTAGCTGGAAACTCTACTGGTGACTTGCTCTTGCTTGATGTCACTCCAATTGGACTTGGACTAGAGACTAAGGGAGACATCATGACACCTATTGTTGAAGCAAACACTACTATTCCATGTCAGAAGAAGCAGGTATTCACTACATCAGTTGACAACCAGCCTATGGTAGAAGTGAATGTTCTTCAAGGTGAGCGTCCTATTGCATCTGCTAACAAGTCTATTGGTCGATTCCGTCTTGATGGCATTCCAATGGCTAAAGCAGGTGTTCCACAGATTGAAGTTTGCTTTGACATTGATGCAAATGGTATCTTGACTGTGACTGCTAAGGATCTTGGAACTAGCAAGGAGCAACATATCACTATTCAGAACAACTCACTTTCTGATGATGAGATCAAGAAGATCAAGGAAGATGCTGAGCGTTTCAAAGAAGCAGATGAGAAGAAGAAGAAAGAGACTGAAGAAGTGAATGATGCTGAGTCCTATCTATACAGAACAAAAGACACTATCAAGAATGAAGACTTTGTGAAGGCTACTACAGATGATGAGAGAAAAGATGCTCAGTCTAAGATAGATGAGCTTGAGAAAGCATTGAATGACAAAGATCATGAAAAGATCATGGAAGCAAAGAAAGCTCTCGAAGATGTATGGAATCCATTGACAAAGAAGATGTATGAACAGAAGAACACTGATACACAAGAACAACCAACAGAAGAGGCAACAGAAGAGAAGACTGCAACAGAGAATCCTGATGATGCAAAGCAAGAAGCACCACATGTTGATGCTACAGTCTAATGTGAGTTTAGATGACTAGATTATATAGATGAGAGATGGGTGGTCAGAAGAGAAGATGAGAGCTGGCCACCCTTTGATTTATGATGAAATTTCATTTTATATAGTCTATATTATTGAAGTAATACTAAGAACTGAAGTTATATGAAAGACTATTATGATATCTTAGGTGTGTCAAAAGATGCATCAACTGAAGAAATCAACAAGGCTTACAAGAAGCTTGCATTGAAATATCATCCAGATCGAAATCCTGGAAACAAAGAAGCAGAAGCAAAGTTCAAAGAAATCAATGAAGCCAAAGAAACATTGACGGATCCGCAGAAGCGACAAGAATATGACAATCCTGGATTTGGTTCTGGATTTGGTTCTGGATTTGGTGGTAGAGATCCATTTGAAGAGTTCTTTGGAAGGCGAAGTCAAGGTCCATCTTGGCAGACAGAGAATCCTATGGATTATCATGGTGACAACTGTGAAGCTAAGCTGAACTTAGACATAGATGACTTTTACTTCAAGGGCATCAAGAGTGTGGCATTCTTGAAGAATGTGAGATGTAGTGTATGTGATGGTGAAGGTGGAACTGGTGTGAAGGAATGTCCATATTGTCATGGTACTGGGATGGTGACTGAGTCACGGCGTCAAGGAAACATGTTCTTCCAGTCTAGTCATCCATGCTCTTATTGTGGCGGCAAAGGCAAGACAGTAGACAAGAAGTGTCCATCATGCTCAGGAACTGGATTCATCGGAAAGCTATACAAAGAAGACATAGACTTGAGTAGAATTCCAGTAGAGTACTTGCTTAAAGATGGAATACGCATAGATGTTGGTCCTAAAGGTTCAGAATCAAAGAAGCCTAATGGACAAAATGGTAATCTTTACATCACTGTTCAGCATGCTTATGACCATGACAAGTATCATGTAGACCAATACGGCAACATAGAAGGAAAGCAAGATGTTGATTGGAAAGATGTGTTGCTTGGATCTAAGATAGAAGTCACACTTCCCGGAAATCAGAAGATGAAAGTGACAGTGCCCGAGTGTTGTGAGACAGGAAAGAAGCTTAGAATAAAAGGCAAAGGCATTGACGGGCATGACTACACTATGATAGTGAATCCAACATTCCCAAGAGAACTTGACAAGGACACTAAGAAAGCAATAAAGAACTTAAAAGAAAGAGCAAACTTAAAAGAAAAAGAAAATGGCAAATGAAAGTTTCTTCAGAAAGCAATCAAAGCACGCATTAGACATGTTTGGAAAGTGGGAGAATGAGTCACTTCTAGATGATGTGTATTCTTCGCCGTATAGACAGTTGACATTGAACAAGCTAGAGCATTGGGTACCAGTTGTGTTGAAAGTGTACTCTCATAATACTGGTCATTTCCATGGATGGTATGCATGCTTGATGAGAGAGTCACCACATGTAGTCAATGAGGATCGTGGATATTGTGAGCGTACTGGTCCTATAAGCATGACCAATCAGTATATAGAAGACATTGAGATAGTGTTCAATGACACATACTATAGAAAGCTTGTTGCAAAGAACTTGATTGATGCTCAGATAATGGAATATGATAGCTATATATCACGTCCACATTCATACAACAATGAGCTAGATGCATGGAAGACAAAGAATGAGTATGTTGATGTTGAGATATATCCTTATTGGTTCAATTACAAGTCATACTTTGGCCTTCTAGGAGAGTGGAAAGAAGAGATGCATCATCAGCATATTGTTGACATTGCTAGCATGAACAAGCTTCCGCATTGTGTCTTGAAGAAAGTAAGTCTTGGCACTCAGATAGGAAGATATCCAGTTGCATTGAATGAGAACACTGTCACATCTGTAGTTGTTACTAAGTCTAGAGTTCTAGATCCTAAGTATGAGTATGTCGATAATTATGTAGATGACAATTATGAGAATAATAGAATCCAGAAAGAACTAGTTGATTTCTTTGACAATGCAACAATAATATCAACAACTGACATCAATGATGCTATTCTAAAAAAAGATTTAGTTTCTGAAGAAAAAGTTGATGAATATGATGAAATAGAGTATGATGAGTTTCTATTAATTTAAATGTAATTGATAAACAATTTAACTGGGCCATTACATGGATTTGACAATCGACAACTTCGGTTGGACAGGAGTTCGAATCTCCTATGGTCCACTAACCTAAAGATATGAATATGAAAGAAGTATATAAAGTGTTCTTTGCTGAAGACGGCAAAGGCATCACATCAACAGCAGCAAATCATGCAGCTAACAAAGCTAAAGAGATGCTCAAGCACAAGCAGTCTAAGCTTGACAACATCAAGTTCTTGAATGTCAAAGTTGCATTGCTATCAGGTGGTGAAGAGAAGGTATTGTCGACAGGTATCAAGTCAACAGACTTGATGGAGTATCGAAACATTCTTGAAGAGATTGGCAAGACTAATGCTATGATTGCATGGTTGCGTGAAGCTATCAAAGCTAAAGATGCGGTGTTCTCAGATATCCATAACACTACACTAGATTATTGGTGTGAGAAGAATGGCAAAGTGCTTCCTGAAGCTCCTAAGCGAGAGATGTCTAGGACATCATCTGATGTGATTGGGTCTTGGGATGAGAACAAGCGAGCTCGTTACTATGCTCTTGATGCTTACACATCACTTCTTGGTAAGTGGATTCATCCTAAAGGTGCATTCTATGAAGCTAAGAAAGACATGGATGACAAGATAGCTAATCCTAACAAGATTGAAGGTTCTGGTCGTGATGCCATCATCTATAGCTATGAGATGTCATTGCTCACATCAGATGTCAACATTGAGTACAAGCAGCTTGCTGAGATTCTTCGTCGCAAAGAAGCTGAGTACAACAAGATGAAGGCAGAGATTGACAAGGAAGTTGATGAAGATCAGATTCGTGTCTCTAATGAGTATGAGCAGAAGTATGACATCTATCGTAAGGCTTACCAGTCATTGAATGCTGAGTTTAGTGCTTGGAAAGCCATGGAAGAGATGAATGCTAAGAACTTGAAGATTCGTATGCCCGAGTCAGTGAAAGAGACTTATGACAAGTTGTAAGCAAGACATTAGGAAGATATATGGACCTGATTAAGGTCTGTATATTTCAATGACATCAGTTACTTGAATTCTAATATAATGAATGGATATATCATATCAGCGGTATGAATGACTTGAATGAAAGGAATGAAGTTCAACTTCATGCCGCTATCTTAGTAACTTATGTCACATCAAACTTATATAAAGTAAAAGTAAAGCAAGCTAAGCAATGGTTTAGTTGATGAGATTGATAGATGACTAGTGAGTTCATCTCTTGTCTACTAATGTGACTTACATTGAAGTTTACTATTGCTTAGTCTAGATCTTGATATTGCTGTTGAGATGTGGCATGCTCTTGATATAGTTCTTGGAATTGTTTTCATGAACTGATGTCACCGGAATGGTTAGAAAAAAGTAGAAAAAGATTCATTCTTTTTTGAAATTTTCTAACCATTTTCTATATTATTATCGTAAATAATAAATCATTAATTTAAATATTATAATTATGAAACTTAACAATACTCCAGATTCAAAGTTGAATTCCTTCCAAGTTCTTGTAAACATTACAGTTGATGGTGACACTTACACTATTGGAAGACTTAAGTTTGAGAATCTCAAGCAGATGGATGATGCTAGAAAGAGAATTGAAGATGATCACTTCCATCCAACTGATGAGTTTGCAGAATTAGTCAAGACCAAGCTTCCTTACTGTGACATGGATGACATCTTCAGAGGTCACATTGGATTCATCTTTGTTGACAATGCTCCTATCATTGAGTTCTAACAACTTTTAACTTCTAAACACAGATAAGACTATGATAAAGAATTTCAATAAAGCTAATGTTCATGTCAATTCTGGTTATGATGCTCACTTTCCATTGTCATTAGACAAATCTGTAGTGATTGTGACAGTGACAATTCCGGATGATGAAGATCCGGATGTGTATCAGTTCCAGACATTTGTCCCTCGTTATGACAACATCTCTTGGAAGTCTGACTTTGTGAATGGCCATGGAAAGATCACAGAGTACACTAAAGAAATCATCCACCAGATGACAGACAACAGATATATTGGTGACAAGCTCAATGACGCAAGCATAAGCTTCATCCATCTTGAAGACATTCCATCAGTTAGTTATCTTAAATAATATACAACCATGAAGAAGTTTGCAGTAAGTGTGTTCATTGATAGTTACCCTAACATCAAGACTATCATTGTGATGGCCAATTCCGACAATGTGATTATCAATCCTGATGGTAGAGAGGCGGGATTACCAACACCAAAGATGCTTGACATCATCAAAGAAGAAATTGGATGGAGACCTGATACAGAAGATTGTTACATTGACTGTGTTTGCATTGACAATGATGAGATGCCATTACCATATAAAATTGACTAATACAAAGATGTAGTAGACATGAAGACATATAAGATATATAGATGGGCTTATGAAGATAGCATAGACAGTATCACTGTTCCGGACAATGCTGTCTTCTATGAGATAGTGAACTTTGACAATCCAAAGAACACTGAATACGGGTTAGTCACACAAAACAGATACATTGCTATAGTTCCATATAACAAAGAAGACTGGAAAGCAATGCAAGAAGCAGAGAGGCAGTCTCTCACTATGAGTTTGTACAACATCTCTAACAAGTATGTTGTGATATACTTGAAGGATGTCTATCCAATTTCTAAAGACTTTCCATTGACTGAGAACATGACATTCCCTGTTTGTTATCTCAAAGTAAGAGCTATCAAGCAAGTGAGAGACTTCTATAAGTCTATTAAAGAGATATCAGCAATGACTAAAGAAGATCAAGAAAACTACTTGCGACCAGTCATCTCTTATGTGAAGATAAATGGATTTTCTAAGAACTTCAAGGACAAGCTTGATGTCACACGCATAGATGTTGGGTCCTGGCTTGATGAAAGGAAAGTGATGAGAATCCAACGCGAAGACGAGACTGTAGAAGAAACAATAGGAGAAAATGCATTCATCAAGTTAGATAAGTCAGATAATACAGAATTCAATGCATCATACAATCATGTGTCTAGTCAGATGAGGAATGAGAATCTATGAAATGTGGAGCTATGAAAAGCTTGTTTGAATACTTGAAAGTAAGTCAGTGGCCATCTGAAGAATATGTCTTAGAGATGGCTACTATAGCTAGAAGCACTAGTCTATGGAAGTCTAAGTACAAGATTGCTTGTCATGGAACTAATGCATCAGACAGACCTAATCCACATATCCATATTTATTTAGCGGATGATAAGAGACCTTATAACAAGTTCAACTTTGAAGTAAGTATCTGTGACATTCTTTGCAAAGATGAGATCAATCTAATCAAGATGAGAGATGAGAAGAATGGCATCAAGAAGAACAACAGAAACATTTGCTCATGGGATGGTTATCAAAAGCTGAAGAATGACTTTGAAGATTGGCTATTCAACAAAGAAGTAGAGATTCCTGGCAATTTCATAGACAATCTTGATGCATGCATATATTGGTATAATCAAGAAAGTGAAGGAACAGGAAATCCAATAAAAGAATATATAGAAGAAAGAGGATGGAAAGTTCTCCCAAAATATAAGAAATACGTAGAGAATAATTCTATAGATGGAAACACAAAATAAGATACCTAACAAGTTAGTAGTGTGGTTTGCTATGAATGAAGACAAGACATTGTTCTTGTTCACATCAGAGCCACACAGAGTGAGCAATCATTGGGAAGGAAACTTCTTTGTGAATAGCATAATCTTAGAGAACATCAAGAACATGCTCAATGGATCTAGCTATTCATGGAAAGATGAGCCACAATGCTTAGAATTCAAGTTAGATGTGAAGCCATGAGAAAGTTGACAGAAGTAAAAGTGAAGAATTTCTCACAGACATTGCAAGAAGCACTAGATGCTTGCAAGAATGCTTGTGAGATGTATAAGAATGACACTACCGCTATAGACAAGCCAGAGTCACTAGACCTGCTTTGGAAGATGGTAGAAGAATGCAATGCTACTATAGAAGATGCTAAAGCATTGCAAGAAGAAATGAATCAATGGTATGATGACCACTTGATAAACTTCAGAACTATGCTTGGATTCAGTCTCCAGCCATTATGGGGTTCTGTAGGTCTAGCGTTATCAACATTAGAGACGGAGGAATCAGAAAGATGAATAAGAAGAAACGATTAGTGATAGGTGATATCCATGGTAGGATAGACCTATTCAAGAAGATATATGAGTTAGAGAAATCAGATGATGGACGTATCTATGAAGTAGTATTGCTTGGTGACTATCTTGACACACACGAGAAAATTAGTCTTGAAGAACAAGTTGAAGGATTGAAGTATCTGTTAGAGTTGCAGAAGAAGCATCAGAAGGAAGAAGGTGAGTTCATCATGCTGATGGGCAACCACGACTTCCACTACTTTGTAGATGACCAACATTATAGTGGATGGAATCCTAAGACTTATGTTCTTGCTAATCCTATCTTGAAGGATGCAATCAACAAGCATCAGATCAAGTTTGCTTGGCTAGACCAAACTAACAGAACTATCTACACCCATGCCGGAGTGACTAACAAGTGGATCAATGAGAGAGACAAGGTAAGCATTCCTATCAACATGATAGATGTTGCTCCTATGAATGACTTCAAGTTCACTTATGGTGGGCACATGGATCCTTACGGAAATGATCCATTGAATGGTCCACTTTGGGTACGTCCAGAAAGTCTGTTGTCTGACATGTATGCTGACTTTGACAATGATGTACATAAGGTGACAACATGGACACAGATAGTAGGACATACATCTTGCAAGAGACCTATCATCGCACACAAAGACGGCAGCCAATGGGATGAATCTGAAGACTGGAGATTCGCTAAGTTTTGGGACATTGATTGCTTGAGCAAAGGTTACTACATGATAGAAGAAATTGATGAAGATGACTTTGTAGTCAATAGACAAGTCAAGCAGTTAGCTCTAGAATGACGCTAGGAGTCGCTGGGCGCCGCTGGCGGCCGCGAAATGACTCAGACTATAAATTATATGTCTGAACAAATTTTAAACGCACAGGCGTCAAATTTAACAGTTGTTTATGATTGTTAAATTTGACGCTTTACTATTATATATGTTTTAACTATGCATTGTAGTAAGACTTGCCATATCTGTACCAAGTAGCATCAACAATAGAAGAATTAGTTTTATCATTCCAGGTTGATGAAGTAGCAGTGAATGTCACTTTAGTGCCATTTCCGTCAGATCCATTACTACCCATAGATATGCAATCATAACTACCTGTTGCAGTTGTTCCAGTTCCAGAAACTGCTCCTGAATAAGATACACTCACAGACACACCTTCCACATCTGCCCAATCTTCTAATACATTGTTACTTGAATCAAGTAGTCTGCGTTGTCCCATACCAGACGCAGAAACACTAGAACTGAAATCATCTGTAGACCATGCATCATGGCTGACTGTACTACCGCTTGATATAGATATAGTGACAACTACACGATATTCATAGTGGTTTACTTTTTGACCGATTGTAATAGTTTTGCTATTGTATCCCCATCTATTGGATCCATTGCAGTCAGACACAGAGGCCGCCCAACATATCTCTATTGTGAATGTTCCAGTTGTTGTAGCAGTGAAATCTTTATTAGATGAATTAAGTCTTTCCCATCCACTACCTCCATTCACATATCTATATAGTGTTGTAGTCTCTGTAGATGGTGTGACAGATCCAGTTCCTGTCTTTGTTGTTGAGTGCGATGATGACTCATTGTTAGCCTTGACACTATACTTGTACTCATAGTTCCAAGTTGTTGTGGTGTATCTAGTTCTTCTTGTTGTGATATCAGGACTAGAGGATGTCACACCGTATTTTTGTGATATTGTCTCATTTGCTTCAAATATCTTGTCTGTTCCGTATAAACTACTAGACAATGTGTCATCATTCTCTGTAGTTGATGTAGATCCAGAGAAGTTGAACACATAAGAACTGTTTCCGCTTGATCCTACATTGCCTGTTGGTGTGTTACCACTCCATGATGGTGTCACAGTGAATGATCCTATTCCTGTTTGGTCTTTGTCGGTTCCTCCAGTGAATGATATAGAAGTAGTGCTCACAGAGCAGTTGTAGTTGCTACTTGGTGTTATGGTCCATGATCCGCTAGTGTAGTAGTCTGATCCATTATCAGCATTCTGTGTCTTTGATACAGATCCGCCTTCATATCTAGTACCACTGTTGTCATCTACAACAGATATGTACACCGTGTCTGTTCGACTAGATGTTGAGCCTCTAGTGTATCTTCCTCTAGTGTAGTTGTAGATTCCAGATGAGCAGTCTGACCATGATGATGCAACACTCAAGCTAGCACTATAGTTGTTTGTCACTGATCCTGCATTGCTACCTATTGAGAATGATGTGTCCTTTGTCCATGATCCGCTATTTAGCTTGTACTCAAAGTGATAGTCAGGATCATAAGGAGTGATAGAACCAGAGAGTATTGGATTTCCATTTGATGGATGAGTGCTGACTATGTTGGATGTTGCTGATATAGACCATGTCTTTGTCTTGCTAGCAACACTGTCTATGTCAATATATCCTCCATCAGTCACATATATAGTGCCTCCATCTACAGACATGTTTCCGGTTGGACTTGTTATGGAGACAGTGAGGCTAGATGCTCCAGTCACATATCTCTGACTAGGACTGTCTATGGTATATGTTGGTCCAGTTGTTGTTGCATTTCCTGATGTGTTCACAGGATAGTTATAAGTTGTTCCGCTTATAGAGCAAGATCCTGATGATGACACTGTGATAGTTCCAGACACTATGTTAGAGCCTTGTGTCAGTCTTCCTGAGTTTCCTGACATTGTCACTGTTCCATCTTCTGAAGTGCTAGATGATATAGACCAATCTATGTACCTGCTATTCTTGTTCTTAGTAGTAGAAGAGAACTTGATAGTAGATCCGGAAGTAGATGATGACCATGATCCTATGTCAACAGAGTTGTTTGCTGCAGTTATCTTGAACTTCTTCTCATACACCGAGTTGGTGTTTGCATTCAGCGTCTCATCATCATGACTATCAGATGCAGACATGGTCCTAGTTGTCACATCAGACGAGAAAGGACTGGAAGTTGTTGTCACACCTGACAAAGAGAATGTAACTACACCAGTGCCATAGTCATGCTTTGCAATTCCAGTCATAGTGAACTGGATGTCATCAAATCCAGACAACTGGTTGTCTAGTGCCACATCAGGATCTACACTCATACACTTGAGTGTCCACTTTCTGGAACTGTACCCTTCATATCTCTTCTTCTTGAATGTGACATTCGGCTTGACTGTTATGGTCTTAGATCCTCCGCTATAAGAGATAGTTCCTGATTCTATGGAACAAGAAGCAGATCCAGAGCAATTAGATTTAGTGTATAAGTCTTTTATCAGTGGATAAGTGATAGCGAAAGCTTTGCTTGCGGTTCCAATCTTCCATGGCCAGCCACCATCTGATATTGATATAGGGTCTGACTTAGTAGGAGTGAATGTCTTCTCTGCAAACTTGAATGTTGGCCACTCATATTGTAAGTCATCAGTAGTAGGAGAGTTTGTCTTTCCGTCTTGGGTCACTCTCACGGTCAAGTTGAATGCAGGATCTTCCCATACTGCTGCATTCTGTGCTAGTGTGATGACTTGGTAAGGTTGGTTGTTGCTGTCTTTAGGAGTGATGTTCTGTGCTATGCAGTTAGTCACTGTCATGTTCTGTCGAACTGTGCAAGTACGTCTAGACTTGTTGTCTTGTGCAGTGAATGTCACTCCAGTGATGTCACCGTTGTATGTTTGCTGAGATCCACCTGTTGTAGCAGATGGATTGATGGAGAGCTTTCCTGAGATAGTTCCTTTGTAGTCACCTTGGTCATCAAAAGAGACAGTAGTCTTGTTTCCTGTTGTAGTAGACAGATGAGCCCAAGAAGGAGAGTTGTCTATAGACCACTTGTATGATATTCCTAATGTAGATCCAGGTTGCCAGATTCGGAAAGTATAGCTTGATATTCCGCTAGGCTTGGTGCTACTATGGGACACAGTCATGCTATAAGTGACATCTACATAGCGCTTGTAAGAAGAGAATCCATCATCATTAGCAGTAGATGTTGTGAATCTGTCATAAGAGTTGTTGTACCATGCTTTTGCTTCAACATTCACATTTCCTCCATCATAAGACACACCATTCCAGTTGGAGCTATATGTGAACACTAAGTCCTTAGGATAAGTAGGAAGAGTGTTGTATGTGAATGATAGATAGTTAGTGTTGTTCCATGTTGCAGAGTTCACATAAGGATTGTAAGAATAGCTATGGTTTATTCTATACTCAGACTTGTTGTTAGTGAGAGAGCAAAATGTAGGTGAGCTAGACTTAGCATCATCATGATTAGATATAGATATTGTGAGATTTCCATAAGGATCTACTTCATTGTAGAAAGTCTGGAATGCATCATACTGAGTAGTAGTTATTGTCTGTTGCTGTGTGTTGTAAGAACTATCATCATATCTATTAGCATTGTTGGATGTGACTGTTCTTCCTAACTCATCTATGTTACCATTGTCATAAGATGAGATGTTTCTATGAACTTGCGGTATGTACTTGACTTTGTGTCTACGGTATCCTGCTGTGTAAGTTGTTCCTTTTACAGTAAGTGATGCTCTTATGAGTGCATTGTTGCTAGAGTTAGAATAGGGGCTGACACCATGAGATGTGTCATCTAAATCAGTAGGCTCTACTAGCTTAGATGATGTCTTGTCATTGAATGGATATAGACTGAAGTCTCCACTTATAGACCCTTGCACATTCCTATTAGAATTCCAGTCATAGTAAGCTACATAGTAAGTGCTACTCTTGTATGCATAAGCAACAGGACCATTCCAGACATGTGCATTGGTGACAAAGTAAGTGTTAGTGTTGTTGCCAACAAACTCAGCTCCACCTGGCCATGTTGGATATCTCACTTCTACACCATTGCTATAGTTACTAGATATAGCATCTACTATCACCCAATCGCTGTCATCATAAGAATGCCCATTAGTCTTGTAGTAGTAGTCTCCGCTGTTTGATGTGAATATGTTTCCGTAATCTGCCATGTCTCTATGATTTGCTGACAACTGTCTTTCCGTCAGTTGCTCCTATGTATTTTAGTGAGTCTTTCTTGTAGAACAAGTCAAGATGTATGTTAGTAGACCAAGCATCTGTCCTGTTCTTTCTTCCTATTTGGAACTTCTCTGCTGACTTAGAATCATTCTTCCACTTAGCCCAGTAGTCACCTAGTCTAAGGTGTGTGTTCTTGTCTATGTCTGGATCATCTACACCAGTCTCTGTAGAAGTAGTCTGCATGTCTTCAAAGTTCAAGACTTGATACTTTTGATATCTATGAAATATGTCATTAGAGTACTCATCATTGACTAGGTCTGTCCAGATAGGAATCCTCACATACTTGAATGCTTTAGTTCCATGGACTGTAGCTTTTTCTGTAGATATCTCATATCTGTCATCAAAACTATTTCCTTTGTCTGGGACACCATTAGTCATGTTAGGCTTTGCAGAGCAATTCAGAAGAGTAGCAGTCATGTACTTGTTGATGTCTGTTGGTACTACTGTAGTAATTCCTCTAGCACGTAACTTAGCACCAACGGTTCCACCTATAGAAGAATCTGCTTCAACACCATTCCACCATATAGTCTTTCCTCCATTAGGTGACACACCAAACTCTATGTACACTAGAATTTGCTCATCTTTAGTTTGCCAGTTGACAGACCATGACTCTAGCACTTGTGATGCTGGAGGTGGATTGTCATAGTCAACATATTGCAAGCTGATGAACTTCATGTGCACATAGTAAAGTATGTTAGGACGTTGCCAGATGCGCAGAAGTGTCATGTTCTTTGGCATTGTCCTAGACAATGGACTATGTGATGACGTGTCAGATCTCTCATTCTCATAAGCAGGCCATGGAGTGTTCCTAGAAGCATTGTTGAGGGTGTAAGTTCCAAAAGTCGACTCTTTCTGGAACCATTCCCATCCTAAGCTCTCGTTAGAGAATCCAGTGAGAACAACATCTGTGTAAGCAGATTCAGGTGTGTTGTTAGGACCTATAGAGAATGAGAGGGTGTAGTCAGAAGATGATGTCTTGCTAGGTATGTTAGTTCCGTCTACTGTAGATGGTCGCTGCACATCCAGATACTGGTCTTGGATGTAAGTAGATCCTGTTGTTGTGAAGTCAGTAGGTACTCTAGTAGTTCTGTTTATGCCTTGACTAGAGTTAGATATAGCCGTCATCAAGAACATACCTTCATTGAACTCTATCTCATTGTCAGACTTGGTGTATTGGTAGCTAGTGATGATAGGTCCAAACTTTAGTGTGTAAGACAGATCTCTAGCCATCATGTCAAATTGTCCAGTTCCTCCAGCAGGCTCTACTTCATACAATGTAGAGTTCAAGTCATAAGTAGGTTGTGATTGTGGATAAGCTGAAGTAGCAGATCCAGTACCTATAGAGAAGTCACCCTGTAGTCCACCATCATCTGGATCAGGAACAAACTTGAATGAGCTTGTCACACCAGAGAATCGAAGATTGGACCAATCCCAGCTAGTACCTTGAAAACCGTAGCGTCCTAACTTAGAATTGACCCATATCTTTGGAAGCTGAGCATAGTTGCCATTAGCGTATATCTTACCAGAACCTAGAACTACAGGCATGAATCTGAACGTACAAAAGTTATTTATTAAAAATTGAACAATTAAGAATTCATGTTATGCAACATATAATTTGATTTTCCATTCCATTCCATTTGTAGTGCCTGTTGCCTTATTTACTTTATAGCTACTTATTAAGTATTGTGATTGATATTCATAAGTATGACCACTAACAACTACAAAATTACCAACACTAGTTATAGCTACTTTCTTCGTTTCTATAAATGTCAAAGGGTTACTTTCAGCAAAATTTACAGTTAAAATTATATTATTATTACTTAATATGATATTTGCGAATTCTTCGTAATTTGAATTTGTTGTTTTAACGGAATAATCATTGCATACTATACCTTCATAATTTTTATAAGAAGGATTATTGATATAAATCTCGATTTCAACTATACTTGGTTTTTGCCATGTGAATGTACATTTTACACCATTATAATTTGTTGTAATACTATAAGGAAGAGTCACAGGAGTTCCGCCATCTAAAGAAGTATCTATAGAATAATTTCCATTAATGTCTATATTAATTGCACTTGCTTTGAAATTTGCAGTTCCTGTTGATGGTAAACCACTCAGCCCACCCTCATATACTTGTGTACCGTTAGATTCAGTGTAAGCCCTAGCTGATAGCTTACCGTATCCTGTCATTTCAGGCATGTTCATTCATAAGATTGTGCTCAAGAGAACTCCCAAGATATCTTGTATATCTTCTAGTACCCTAGGGAAGTTCCCTCTACACAGAAATACTTACATAATCATTCATCATTGTCATTCATCTTCTACTTACTGAATACAATTCATTTATTATTATATAGCTACAAATCAATGAATCGCTACTGACTCATTGCAAACTTTATATCATACACATGAACGTCTACTGCTACAGTAAGACTTTCTAAGATTATATATAAATCTAAAGAAGTTCTTCAGTAAGCAGTAACTTCTATATATCTATAAGAGTGAGCATCATGAAGAGTTATGTAGAATAGAGGGAACTTCCCTAAGAAATCAGGAATTCCTTAGAGCATTGTCAATTTAACTATAATGCCTTACGCATATACTTTGTCTGGATCTACTAAGAAGTTTGAGAGTTCGGAATGGACATCATATTGGAAAGGAACTACAGGAACATTAACAGGCCCTGATACTACAGGATATTACACGGTAACACCTCCTACCGGATTAATTTCATCCACTGAATCAAACACAACAAGTTATCTTCTGACTATTTATCACGGCATCAACAATTGGTTCTACTTCAAAGAAGAAGATAAACCTAAAACAGTATACTTATTTGTGAATCATTCTTCTAATAATGCCTATTTGCATTATTATAGAAAAATATATCATGCACAAGATGCTTATTTGTTTGCATCTGCTTACCAAAAATATGAATTCACAATAAATCCTGGGAGTGCAGAAGGTATATTTAATTTACATGCATTTAGAAATTATAAGGGAAACACATATACTCTGACTTATGGTAGTTCAAATAAGATGCCATTTAATGATTTAAAGTATGCTGATGCAGAAGACGGAAAAATTTATAATTTGGAGATCAACCATTATAATGTTGTAAATTACAATGTAGAAAATAAACCAATTTTTTCATGGGATCCGGCATACAACATAATAAGTTTTACTACAAATGTAAAGATAACTGATTATATATATTATAATGGAAGTCTTTTAAGAAAAGACATTGAAATAAGGGATTACTCAGAATCAGCTGGATATTTAAGATTTCATTTTTATCTTAATGGGGAATTGCAAACTAGTCCAATTGATGAATCTAAAGTAAAGTTTTCTAAAAGTATCAAACAGTATATTAAAACCTACCCACCAACATCATACATTGACACTACTCCATTGGCAGAAGATTATTACAATAATGATGGAGTGTCTTATACCTATGTGTTGCCTGATGATTATGTTATGTCATGATAATTCCACCAATAGGCATATCTGCTCCATTACCATTCAACATGTTCTCTTTTATTTCAAATGGAAAAGAATTAAATTGAGAAGCAACTCCTACTATGTTACCACTGAATCCTAATGGATTTGGCCTGCAACTGAAATTCTTACATACTAAATAATGTCCAGTACCTATATAATCATAAACTTCTGACCTAGTAAAACTTGAATATCTAACAAAATTAGGTTTTATTACACTAAATCCACCGCCCCAGTAAATTTCAAAGTATGTAAGAGATTGTTGTTCTCATCATAGATCTCTACATTAAAACTTATTGATTTAATAGTAACATCACATGATGAAGTGAACCAAAACCCAAACCATATTGAATATGATTTTGATTCATCATTTTTGAAGTAGAACCAATTGTTGATGCCGTGATAAATAGTCAGAAGATAACTTGTTGTGTTTGATTCAGCAGATGATTTTTGAAATTTTCTAACTCTATTCTATATTATTCATGTATTAATCAATAGATTATCTCACCTCTAACTTATAATTGACATGACAAAGAATATTGGACAAATCATTAATCTCAAGCTTCATCTAAATGCTTTCCATGTTTTTACTAACCATACTAAGAATGAGATCAACTCTTGGCTAGCAAACAAAAGCATCCATCACTATGCTTGGGTATGGCCTAAATTTCTCAATCATAATTGCATCTCTATGGAGATGAAACTGATAGAGATAAATCCTGACTTGTTTAAAGGATCAGATGATGGGAGCATCCATCTAAGATGTGTCATGGACGATGTTCTCATGTCTAAGTCTAAAGACTTCTATCAGTCTTGCATCACTATGTTGAAGAATCCTACTTACTTGACAAGCGACATTCATGACATCAATCAGCTCTTCATCAGACCAATCTTTGCTTCTGACATCAAAGAGATATCTTATGAAGTAGATGAATGGTATGCTGACAAGGTATGCAAGTACAAAGAGTTCCAAGATACATTAAGCAAACTTTAATCAAACTATAAACATGATATACAAAATTATAGAAGACAAGAAGTGGGAGTACAGAGTGGTGAAAATCACTGCCTATGATCTCACACATAACCAGTTAGATGCTATCTGTGACGGCCAAGATGGATGGGAAGCTTATTCTACTCAATCCATTGACAAAGGTGACAAGTTCTTGATATTCTTGAAGAGAGCATACATAGAACAGAACAAAGAATAGAAACATGAAATCATTAAGAGATTACATAAAAGAAAAAGAAAGAAAGAAATATTATGAAGAGAATGTTCTAGAGATGGCTGTCATTTCTAGAAAAGCTTTGACAAAGAAAAAATATCAAGTTGTCATTCATGGCACTAACTCCGGTGATAGACCTTACCCACATATTCATATTTACTTAGACAATGATGATAGACCTTATTCTAAGTTTAACTTTGAAGTAAGTCTTTGTGACATTCTTTGTCATGATGAGATCAATCTCATAAGAATGAAAGACAAGAGAAAAGACTTAGACATCAAGAATAAAGAGAAATGTTCTTGGGATGGGTATCGTAAGTTACATGATGAGTTTGAAGATTGGTTGTTTGACAGGCCATCTAGACCAGGATCATATAAAGATAACTTAGATTCAATAATCTGGAACTATAATATAGAATCAGGAAAGGACACTAATAACTACATAAAAGACTATATGCGAAGTCATGGATGGAAAGTTCTTCCTAAATACAAAGAATATATAGATAGAAATGACATATCGTAACAAGAAATCACATTACATATATCCTAAAGATCCTTACAAGTGTCTTTGGCTTACTAATTCATCTGGGATAGTCAGAGAAGATTGGAAGAAGAAATGTGAGACGCCAATCATATTCCTTGACATTGATGGTGTCATGAACTCAGGTGATTGGGCAGAGAAATTAGCGCACAGAAATGAACCACAAGACATAGATGATGATCCAATTCCTATCTGGTACCATCCGTGGTGTGATGTGAACTCTGTAAGAGAACTAAAAGAATTCTGTGATACTTATGGATTCATGATAGTCATCTCATCATCATGGAGAAGAAGCAACATCTTTGACACACTCAAACAATTAGAAAAGGTATATGGATTCAAGCATTTGTTTCCTTACATCATCGGCCAGACAAATAGACTGAACATAGGAAAGACAGGTGGAAAGTCTTGGATCAGAGGTGATGAGATCAAGATGTGGTGTGATGAGTTTGAGCCTGCTTGGTATGGTATACTTGATGATGACAAAGACGTGCTACCGGAACAACAAAAGCATTTCTATCAAGTAGATGCAGAACATGGATTGCATGTTCCTCAGTTGCAATCATTCAAGTGCAAGTTCAACCAATTGCATAAGAAAGCATGGAAAGAGAAGTTTGACTTCTCATTTGGAGATAGAGTGCTAACATATAATTATGAGACAAAGAAATATGAGTAAGAAATTGAGTTCATTCAAAGAATTCTGCTTGAGTGCAGTACCTTTCATCATCTTATTTGGAGTCATATTGATAATTCCATTGTCAATATTCTTAAGTCCTTCTAATGAAGAAGAGAATGCAAAGATCAATGTTGACAACAACAAAGGCCAGAAGTGCTATGTGAGGGCTAGCTATGTTGATCCATTGATAGACTTTGAAGTGAAATGGAAAGATGGACATTCATCAATTGCAAAAGCTACCTCAGTCATATATGGACAGACAGATGACAAGATATACTTTCTTGGTCAGTTCAATGACACACTTCAGATTCTTCCTAAGATAATGGTTGAAGATGTGAGAGAAAGAAGTTCTAAAGTCATGAAATGAATTTTGAAATTTTCTTAATTTTATCTATATTAGAATTGTAAAATAATAAGTAACACTAAACATTAAAATATGAAAGAAAACTTGAATCAGAAATTGAATCGTCTTTTGCAAAATGAAGATGTAGTTTGTTTCACATATACCAAGAAGAATGGTGAGACTCGTCATGCTCGAGGTACTAAGAAACCATCTGCTATCATTAAAGTAGATGAAGATGCCCTTCCTAAAGGTACTGGTACTCCTAAGACCGGTGTCATTAGTTACTTTGACTTAGACAAAGAAGCTTGGCGTTCATTACAAGAGAATGCATTAGTATCTATTGAGAGTACAGAACCTAAAGACATGTTTGATGACGGAGACCTCATTTGATGACAAGTATATTCACCTTTAAGGATTGCTTGGTGTATGGTGTAAGAGACAAATGGTCAGCTGATAGAAAGCCATAGCAATGCATTGTCATCAAAGACAATTCAGATGACATTCTTGGAAAGTAAATAGTAGGTTATACTTAAATTTTAAATTAGTAATTTATAATATGGGTAGACAGAAACGTTCAGAGAACACATATCAGAAGATCAATACCATCTTCTACCGTGATGAGAACAACATCATCATGCCTTATGATGAGCTAGTTCTTCCTGAGCTAGAATGGCTCAGAAATTGCAAATGGGATGCATCAGTCAAAGTTGATGGCACTAACATGCGCATCGAGGTATATCCTTATCTCAAGAATTGTGAAGGTGGTTGCCTAGGTGCTGTCACATTAGTTTGTGGAATTGCTATCAAGGGCAAGACAGACAATACTAGCATTCCTCCACTTCTTGATGACTTCATGTGGAAGACTTATGTCTCTTCTGATGGAAAGAAAAGAGAAGGCATCTGTGACTTAGTAGGCAAGATTTTCAAAGCATTCAGACTTCCTGAGAATTGGATGTCAACACGAGACTTTGACACCGGTCTCAACATTCAAGAGAATGTGGATTGGTTGCTCGAGAGAGGTTACATCAAGAAGTGTGGTGAGCACACATTGAATGGTAAGCCATTTGATGATCCGGATGCAGTGATAGTAGATGACTATTGTATAGATGAGACTAACACATTGCCTAAGATGTTCACTATCTATGGTGAAGGATATGGTAAAGGAATTCAGAAAGCTGGCCCTCATTACATTAAAGATGGAGTTAGTTTCATTGCTTTTGATGTGAAGGTGACAAATCAAGATGGTACTTACATTTATTTGAATCGTCCTGAGCGAGATGCTATTCTTGATGAGGCCGGAATTCCTAAAGTTATTGAAGTCGGTCAGCTCACTATCGATGAAGCTATTGAATATGTGAAGCATGGATTTGATGATCCAATCGCAGAAGAGAAAGGTTTCCAGGCAGAAGGTCTAGTTCTGAAGACACCTGATGGCCTTCGTCGTAAGAATGGTGAGCGACTTTGTGTGAAAGTCAAGACTTGTGATTGGACCAAGTACTTCAATAAGTATGGTACTTATGATAAAGTTGAGCAGAAACGTAATCCAAACTATTAAATAACATGAGAATTGTAAGCTTAAATCCAAGATATTTACAATATGAGAATGACTTGAGGATTCCACGTCCTCAAGCTATTCCATTCAATGTAATTTGTATGGGCAAAGTATATGCTGCCGGATATTCTGATGGCATCACTATGATAATTTTCAAGAATGAAAATGAGAAGCCTGCTAGTCAGATCAACTACTTCAGAATGGTACCTAAGGCATTTGTAGATGCTTTGGTGACTGGCAATAGACAAGACATCATTGAGAAGTTTGTAGATCAAGCAATCAATGGCCTGTACCCTGTCTACATTGAAGACAATCCTAATTATTTCTTGTAACTAATATAAACTAACATTTACATAAATGAAGATTTACATTTCACTTCCTATGGCAGGTGCGCAGAAGACTGTCAAGAAAAGATATAACCGAGCAGTAGATGAAGTAAGAAAGCTTTGGCCAGATTGCACTATCTATGGTCCTACTAACATTGCTGACTTCTCTGATATCGGGCTAGATCCTAATGCTCCTGTTCATTCTTGGTCTTGGCACCTAGGCGAAGACATCAAAGACTTGCTAGAATGTGATGCTATCTATCTCACAAGAGGTTGGTCTAACTCTAAAGGGTGCCGTACTGAGCTTGCAGTGTCTAAATCTAATCTAATTGAAGTGTTCAAGTCAGATGATGCTGACAAGATGCTTCAATCAAATATGTTGGACTAGACAATATGACAATCTGTATCAGGAATGAATCTGACAGGAGATCCACATTCACATGTTATCACATTGCATACATGAGAGTGTGGATTCAGTGCATAGTCATGCATGTTGATTTCTTGTCCACATCTAGGACACTTAATTGTTGTTGTCATTAGTCTTCATCTTTGTAATTTTTAGAGAAGCAGATTTCTGCTTCACGCGTCACATTCTCTTTAGAGTCAGAACTGTGCATGCAATTCTTCATGTCATCTTTGCTATACTTTTCTCTGACTTCGTCTTTTACTTTCTTCAGATCTTTTATAGGATCTTCACAGTCTTTGTAGAGCTTGTATGCGATGCATTTGTCTGAGCTCATGTACTTGCACAACTCATCATAGAAGTCTTCATCTTTGTGACAGTCATAGAGTTTCTTAGCATCATCAAGACTAAGCTTTATCTTAGTCAAGTCGGATATTTTCCATCCATTGTCTTCTAGTTCCTTCTCAAAGTCTTCTTGGTTGTCTAAGAACTCTGGCTTCAGAATAGCAAAGCCGTTGTATGGAACTTCTTTAAGTTTCTCTGTTATGTATTCTACTAAGCTTTTCATTTCTCTATAAGTATTCTTCTTTTCTTTATTTGTTGATGGTTGACATTGCTATCAACACTATATCTGCATTCTACATCATAGTAGCCAGAGATGTGTGCATTAGCTTTCTTAGGAATAGAGAATATAGCTGTGTTAGTAGTTGACTGGACATCTTCTACTATTCCCATTCCTAGTGAAAATGGCTTGATGTTCCACTTAGCGTTCTTGTCTAGGATATATGGAAAGTTCACATTGTCTATAGTAGCTACTATCAAGTCATCTGATGTGAACTTGTAAGTAGGACTAGCATCCATGTACATCATTCTGTTTATCAAGAATCTGTTTCCTGATCTGTGTCTCTTCAATGTGAGCTTGTCTATCTTTAGCTTGTCAGGAGCATTCAAGTTGTCTTCTGTTGTGCTATCTATAGTCATCTGTGATATGAACACTCCAAACCAGTAGTCATCATCATGCATCAAGTAGAAGTCATAGTTGAAGTAAGTGTCTTCCTTGTCTATCCATATCTTCTGGTTTCCATCATCGTCAAAGAATATTCTATATATGTCTATGAGTTTCTTGTCTTGGACATAAGATCCATTAGGCAACTGTTCTATGTCTAGACTATGATCATACTTCCACTTCTTCTTTCCTACATATATGTCATATATGTGAACTCTATTCAAGTAAGAAGAATTCTTTGATATGATTGCTTGTACACTAGACTGTGATATCATCTTGTTCAAGTTTCTCTGTACTACTTCAGACATGATTTCTTGTACTTTCTCACTGTCTTGTGCTTTGTCTTTAATAGTGCTATCATAGTTGTATGTCTTGTCAGAAGATGATGGCAACTTGTCTGAGTTCTCTTTTCTGAACTTGCAAAGTCCTTTGCAGAAGCTATGACATTCCATCTCACACCATTCTGATGTTGCATTAGGATTCACATTCAGTCTCTCTTCTTTGAAGTATCCTTCTTTAGGATTGTTCTTTGAGTCATATCCGCCAAAGTTGTACTTTGATCTTGCAGGTCCTGTGACAGTGCCTCTCCATACTATCCTGATAGTTATCTGTCTTCTGTTCTTCTCATAGTCATCTATATAGAACTGTCTCCATTCTAAAGAAGTAGCATCCCAATCTATAGACTGATTTCCTTCTTCATACTTGTACACTGGACCTTTGTCTGTCCCGAGTATCCTTTCTTTCAATTTCACTAATACTGCATCTGATATGGCAGCATAAGACTTAAGGTGCTTGACAGCTATCACACTACTTTCTGAAAGCAATTCTTTCAGCTCATCATAGTCATAAGTGACTTTAGCATAGTATGTGTTGTCTGTGTCTATGTCAAAGTACACATCAACAAAGAACTTCTCTAGCTTGAACTCATTACTTATGTTTCCACTTTCTATGCCATTGTTTATCTTGAACAATGGAACTACAGAGTTTCCTACTATCCATGTGTCTCTATAAGTCTCTAGACCAAAGTCATACACATAGCATTTTGATGCTAAGTACATCAAGTACTCTCTATATGATGTCATTGCGGCTGCAGAAGAAGAAGACAACGACATAGCATTCTCTAGCTTAGGATAGAAACAGATGTCATTCACTTCTACTAAGGACGGAACATACATGAATGAGTTGAAGTCTATAGATGTGTCAGTGATCTTCTCTACTTGCTTGAACATGCTAGACATCTTGTACTGTGATGAGTTGTCTGATGCCCAGTTCTCTAGCAACTCTTGATTCAAGACACTATCTTTGTCAATGTCATCTATGTCATATCCGTTTCTTTTCAGCCACTCTTCAAATGTCTCTTTAGTGTCTGTATCTATAGATTCATAAGTAGTGAAGTAGTTGTACTTCAGTGTGCCAAGACCCAGAACAAACTCAGGCACTTTCAAAGTGAAGTCATAGTACCACCACTTTCCATTGCAAAGTATGCTTAGTCTGTACTTCTTGTCTATCCAATATGACATTCCTCTCTTCTGATCCGTCTCATTCACTATATAGTTAGGAGAAAGAATGAAAGAAGTGTAGGATTGCTTTCCTTTCTTCTGACAGAACTGAAACTTTGACTCATACACTTTATGTCCGTTTCGTGTGAGCAACAAGTTCACATCATAGAAATGCTCTTCACCTTCTAGTGACTCAAACCAAATAGGAATGCTAGCACAGATATCATCTATCAACAATATGCTAGCATCGGACTTAGTTCCTCTTTCTTCATATCCTGTCATCTCATTGAACTGCTCATCTATGAAATGTCTTTGGTTATATATGTAGATCACATTGCTACCAGAGAATCTCACTACATCATTGGTGTTCCAGTTTCTTATGGGGTTGCATGTGAGCTTCTGAGTGACTTTAGAAATGTGCTTCAAGTCATTAGCAAAGACTGTTCTGTTCAGGGATGCAGACATCACTGATGTATGCAAAGGCAAGAAGTACTTCTTCCATGCTCTAGCAAGATAAGAAAGCTTCAGTGCCATCTCAATGAAGTTCCAGTCATAGAATGGCTTCCAGAATGAGATGTCGTTCTCATCATGCTTGACTGTCACTACTTTCATGAACAAGTCTTCTACAAAAGGCTTTCCTTCTCCTTTGAGCTCGTCATTCCATCTTTGCCAGTCTACATTAGAAGTCTCTCTGTTCTCTTTGATGAGCACTGACACATACTGTGAGTTGTTGAAAGAAGCAAAAGAGTTCAACACATCACTATTTGAGTTGAATGAGTCTCTTATGTAAGTTGCTAAGAACTGGTTGTCAGTACGCATAAGCTTGACAAAGTCTATCTTGTCACCATAACCAAACCATTCTAGTGAGTTTATTGCTGATGTGTAGTTTCCACACTCACCTTTGATGTGCATATACTCAAGAAGTGCCTCTTTCAGCTTCCTGTCATAAGTCACAGTATCAGGAACATCACTATAGAATGATGTGTCATACACTGCCTTCAGAACTTCTTTAGGTACTGCCATGCCCATGTTCTTAGCATTCACTTCTAGTTCTTCTGTCTCGTCATGCCACTCTCCGGATACTGCTACAGGACACCATTCATCATTGCTGTCTCTTATCACTAAGTCAGTAGAGAATGTTCCTTCTTCTTCGGACTTTCCAAATGCATATAATGGAAACACTGTACATGTTCCTAAGTCTATGCCTTCTTCATCAATGTCATAAGTCCCATCATGCATGCACTCACTGTATATAGCTTCTTCATCTATCTCTAGTGTGTCTGTCAGATAAGTGACTTTGTCTAATCCTATCTTCTTGAGTGTAGCATATGTGCAAGCCCAAAATATGTTACTATGCAACTCTATAGATGATATCTTCTGATTATTGTCTAGCAAAATCCAGATAGGCTTGACATACCAGTTAGAGATGCTTAACTTTCTTCCTTCTACATATCCATCAAGCCAGAATGTGTAGAATGGATCTATGTACTCATGTCCTATAGGATACTCAGTATAAGACTTGAGTGTGAATGTGTGTCCTGTATGATCTATGAAATTCATCTATTTAGTAGCTTGCTATGTTCTTGAAATTCTTTATTCTGTCTATAGTCTTCATCATGCTCATCAGCATAGAATCTATCAATTGCAAGAATGCAGTCAGAACCGGGTTTCCTCTAAACAAGACAGACGGAAGAACTAATGGGAGCACTCCATCTATCTCATATTTGTGCTTGTTGTCGCACAAGTCAGAAGAGTACTTGTACTTTCCTGTTCTGTATGATGTGCTATACTTTCTATCCATTAGTTATGTTGTATGTTATATAGTGTTGCTATTGACAAAGTAGTCAGCGGCATGATTCTTCTGAATCCATTCTTCTATCTTCTGCATCTCTTCATTAGCCATGTCTCTCCAAATAGAATAATTGAGAGTGACACCACCTGGTAACTTGAACTCCATAGTGCCCAATATAGTGGCCATGCTTCTGAGACCTAGACAAACACAGTATCTGAAGAAGTAGTAGCTCTTGTACAAGTCTTGCAGCTTCAGTCTCTTGTACACATTGAGCATCAAGTCTGAAGAGCCAAGATCTCCTAGTATGATGAGCTCATTGCTATACTGATTATAGTTGAATGTGAGAGGGACATCGAACATGCTCTGGAAAGTCGACACTTCATAAAGTGCTGCTGTCACATCAGTGAGATTGTATCCAGATCCATTGTACCCTCCATAAGCATCATTGACAGACCCACCTAGACCTCCTGCCATCATAGAGTTAGACATCACCATTCTCTCAAGGCTGAAGTCACCCATAGCACTGTATCTGAAGTTGTCAGATGTCTTGTACACCCCATTGACTGACAATATCTGTGGAGGAAGCTTGCTAGTCAAGTTTGGACCACACTTGATGAACTCTCTGTTAGGAAGACAATACCATCTTTCTTCAATCGACTGATCATCATTCTCCCAGAAATATTGTGCTGCTTGAAGTATCAATGGAGGAATTGCGGATGGTTGCATTGGTATGTTGATTGCGCAAGTCTGAGTCAGCTCTTGTATGATGCGTTGTATGAACTGATAGTCGACTTGATCTTCTAGCTTCTGCTTTTGCTTGTTGTACTCTTCTATAGATATCTTCTTTCTATTAGATGTAGCAGTGTCTTGTATGCAGTTAGACATAGTTCTTGTACTTCTTTACTTCTTCTTAATTATATATAAAAATTGATTAAGTAGTAGGAGAATGAAGTGTGTCTATGAAGTCTTTTCCTTCTTGTAGAGACCAGACTTCTTTGAAGTTCAGTTTCTCTTCTTCTGCTCTCTTTCTCTTATTGACATCATATATAGTCCATGTCTTTATTGCATTATTATAGTATGCATGGCCTTCTTCTACTTTCTTCTTCCAACATTCTACTATATGTAGATCATCTTTGCTAGTAGAAGAGTATGGGTGCTTACCATGCGTCCATGTTCCATTTAGTTCTAAGAACAAGTCTAGCACTGGTATATAGAAGTCGCAGTTCCAAGGATATCTGTCTTTGTCTCTATATTGTCTCTCTACTGAAGGAAACTTATCTTTAATATATAAGTAAAGTTCTTCCTCAGGTTTACTAACATTAAAAGTACAATTCATTTTCATTGTATTGTATCTTTTTTCTTTTGCTTCTTTTGAATGTGCTAATTTTTTACATTTACTAGTTGCTACATAACTAGTTTTACCATACTTTACTATGCAAGTTTGTTTTATTTTGGATTTAACATATTCTACTTGCTGGATATACTCTACTCCATATTTTTCTATGCAACTTTCTTTAGACTTATCTTTGATGATTTTGCTTTGCATTGGATATGATACACCAAAATTCTTCATGGAAGTTTTCTTTTTCTTTTCTATTACCGATTTTACTTTTTGTAAATTAGTTGTTCCGTATTTTCTAAAATATGTTTGTTTCATTTTTTGCTGTTTTTCTTCGCTGTTTTCTTTACAAGAATTAGAACAATAGATTCTAAATGGATCATCATAATATCCTTTGAATTTAACAGGTTTACCACAAATCTGACATACAGGCCTTTTTTCTATTTTTAGCCTCATTCTTATAAATACTTCTTTTCTTTCTATCATATCAGGAAATCTGTTGTTTAAATATTCTAATATGTTTGGATATTTTCCTTCATATACTTTATGTAGCCTTTTTCCTATGGGTTTACTATTAGAATTAGTAAGTACTTTCAATATTAATTCATCATGATTGTGTTCCATTCTCTAATTAAATTAATTTTAACATTATAATATAGGAAAATTCATCATTCAATTCAATTATGTTAATTTTTGGTTTAATGAACATCGCTTGGCTCTATTCAAGAGACAAGTCTAATGAACATCGCTTGGCTCTGTTCAAGAGACAAGTCTAAATTTGACGCTGGCGGCCTTTAAAATCTTACCCTAATATAATTTATATCTTGAGCTATTTCGCGGCCGCCAGCGTATATTTGAAATTATCATAATGATGTTACTATCTTTTATCTGGATATTAGAATGATTTTGATATATATGTATTTTAAAATGAGAATGATTACAACAGAGAACAGATGAGCAACAATCCACTGAACATAGCAAGCTATCTCAAGAAGGTAGTAGATTCTTACGATAGCAAGTCTAGCATGTCTGACATCTTTGATCAGTTCAGATGCATGTCTAAAGAGTATGAGGAATTCAATGAAGAAGATCATGACCAAGAACTGTACACTGACTTATGCTTGAGCAAGTGTCCTAAAGATGAGCAGAAGAAGTATCTTGACACTGTGATGTCAATGATACCTTGCTTGATAACTAACTCTATATATGACAGAGTAGGACTAGTCCAGTCATGGAAAGATGTTCTTTCACTCATATATGATCCTATATACAAGAATGTAGAGAAGACAAAGAGAAAAGTTGTGTTCTCTGTTTCTTGCAATGACCGTCCTATTGGTGACAAGTCTTTTGACATGTGGAATGGATTGCAAATCATAGACATAGACATCAAGAACAAGAAGATAGCAGAAGCTCTGAAGCCATTGATATTCAAAGAGCTTAGCAAGTATCACTGGTTCATTGGTGTTGCTAAGTCCGCTTCAGGAAAGTCATTGCATGTCTGGACTAAGATGACGCCCATATCTTATAAGAGTGAGAACAAGAAGATAGAGTACTTGTGCAACTTTAGGCATAAATATTCATATCTGTATATCGTTCTCGCAAAGTACATGAATGAAGTAGGATATGAGAAGGACAACATATTTGAGTGGCTTGACATGGCAATGGCTAAGCCTCAGCAAGGAATCTTCATCACATCAGACAACAAAGCGATGGTGTCTACTAACTTCATTGACTTGAGACTTGATGCCAACTTTGAGACTGCATTCCATAGTGGCATAGAATCTATTGACTGGATATCTCATCCTGACTTGAAGAACATCTTTGCTAAGCTAGAGTGGTTCAACATAGAAGACAATCAGAAGAAGTCAGTAGCTATACAAGCAGTGTCTAATGTGAATGATGTAGATCCTTCTAAGTGCATCCAGCGACACTATAAGCATGCTCAGCGTTGGCAACTTGCAAACACACTGACTTCTATATACGGGTACGACAAAGCATTGCAATATATGTGCGCGGTATGCAAGGATACGGACTACAAAGAGCTCAAAGGAGATGTGAAGACAGCTTCTATTCATGACAAGCCAATATCAGTTTGGGCAGTGAAGCAACTTAACAAGTATCATGGATTCAGAATCAAGATAGAAGATGACAATGCATACAAAGAAGAGCAAGATGCGTTAGTAGAGAAGAAAGAAGGAGATGATGCAGTCTCTCCTACTGATGCATTGCAAGAAGGCAATGACATGATAAAGCTTCACATGACTAAAGATCAGTACTTGTCTGACTTGAAAGATGACATATTGAAGAATCTAGGTCATGTGACATTGCTAGAGGCAGGTGCTGGATATGGAAAGACAGAGATGATCAAAGCATTCAAGTCAAAGACACTTCTGATACTTCCTTTCACTTCTACTATAAAAGCAAAAGTAGAGATGTCTTCTACTACATCAGACTGGCTTTACTTCTATGGAAACAAGAAGCCGACTCTAGATGACTTGTTCTGTGGCAAGTCAATGTCTATGACAATTGACAAGTTTGCTAGACTGAACATCATGGAGCTCAATGCGGCAGACTTTGACTACATTGTTCTTGATGAGTCACACTTGATATTCACATCATCATATAGAGATGTGATGGCACCTTGCATCCAACGTCTTGCTAACTGCAAAGCAAAAGTCATCATGATGACAGGTACTCCTACTGGAGAGAAACTGTTCTTCCCTTCTATCAACCACATAAAAGTAGAGAAAGATGACTTCAGAGACAAGCAGTTCATACTGAACTTCTGTCCTACTAAATTGGAGCAGATGATAGAGATGGCAAAAGACATGGCAGATGACATCATATCAGGAAGAAAGATTCTATATCCAACTAACAAAGGAAACTTGTGGTATGATGAGATGAATGGACTCATACAGCAATATCTAGATGATGCTAAGTTTGGAAGACAATTGAATTGCTTCTATTACAAGAAGTCAAACTATGGACAGCAGTCCATGGACACTATCAACATAGACAAGTCTATAGGTGACAATGACATCATCTTCTGCACTACTTACTTGTCTGTAGGAGTAGACATATGTGACAAGTACAAGTTCAGTGTGTACTTCAATGAGATATGGATTCCTCAGGACTTTGAGCAATTTGCAAACAGACTTAGGAACAATGACTTGCTCATCAAGCTTTATTTGCCTAAGAAGGACACTATGGGCATACCTATCAACTACTACTATGTCCAGAAACTTGACTTAGGACTTGACAAAGCAGACTTGTTGCTAGCTAGAGACATCATAAAGACTTGCAATGACATGATAGAGAGAAACAATGAAGAGTCAAAGTACAATCCATTGATACAGTCATTGCTTTCTTCTAACAAGTACTTGAAGTATGATGAGAATGATTCTAAGTACTACATAGATGAGACAACATACAAGCTGAAAGTGTTTGAAGACAGATATTCTGCTTATGTGAAGCAACTACCAATATTGCTTCAGTCAATGAGATACTATGGCTATGTAGTGAATGTGAAAGATCATCCTAATGAGATACCTGAAGAGAAGAGAGAAATGATTCAAGAGTACTTGAAGGCTTGCAGAAATATAAGATTCAACTATGTCACTTCTGAGACACTTGACTTCTTAGACCATATATCTGACGAGAATGTTGACTTGTACAGAGAGTTGATGGAAGGCAACTACAACATATTCAGAGATGAAGAGTACAAAGAGATGAGAAAAGACAACAACTTGTATGTGAAAGACATTGAGATAATGGAGAGAAATCTTCCTATTGTCATGTCTATGTACAAGTACTACAACTTTGACACTATCAAAGACATATATAAGTACTGCATAGAAAAGAAGAAGAACAGAATAAACTTCTCTAAGCTCGGAAGAATAAGGAAGTTCATATCTATAGAGCAAAGCAGAAGAAAGAAGAGACTTGATTTTCCTGTTCTGAGATACATCAAAGATGCACAAGAATGGGCAGACAGAGTGATGAAGTGCTCTAAAGAAGAGATACAAGAGTTCTTAAAAGAGTATGCATGCAAGTATGCAAACTCAGTGAAAGATGTTGTGGTAGAAGACAAGACATATCTAGAAAAGATATATGAGATAGTGTGTGAGCTATGGAAAGTAGTGATAGAAGAATCTAGTCCTAAGAATGGAATAGTGACAATACGTCCATTTGAGATGATATGGAAGACTAAGCAAGAGCTCAATGAGATATACATTGACAACATAACTAATCAGTTCTTCTTGCAAGAGCTAGTCAATGACATGAAAGTTCCAGACACTTCTCATGACAAAGATGAAGAAGAAACCGTAGAAGAGTTTGAAGCTAAGTTGCCTCAGTTCTCTCACACAAGAAAGTACAAGCTGGAGCAAATTGAGAGTCAGCTAGGAAGTGTAGTTCATTCTGGATTTGATTACACTAAGTATTCTATAGAAGATGGAACTAATGAGAAGTTCTTAGAGAAGATGAGGAACAACAATAGCTTGAATGGAAACATATTTGATGGAAGCAACAAAGAAGACAATGCCACATCATACATGGATGAAGTAAGAGAACAAGACATGTTTGAGCAATGTCCATTCTAAAGAAAAGCTAATGAACATCGCTTGGCTCTGTTCAAGAGACAAGCTAATTTGTAAATATAATTTATCGAGAATAATCTGTTCGAAAAGATAAGAAAACCTTATATAAGCAAATTTATAAAATATTTTTATCTTTTCGAACTCAAACATGTAAAATAAAATTTATAAAATGAAATTAGTCAAACATTAATCTATATTAATTAAGTAACATCTAGTTACATACACATAATAGTAATACATAACTTTTAAACTTTAATAGAAGAATGGGAAAGACATTGAAGATTTGGAATGAGTTTGGTGAGACACCTAAAGTAAGCTTTACTGCTGCCGGACAAGATTTCTTTGTTCCTAAGTTGAATGGAAAGACAGAAAGACAGCAAGAAGCAGCATTCAATGCATTTCAGAAGTCATTCAACATCACATCTATTGACTTAGATAATGTAGTCAAGAAGATGGAGTATTGCTTGATGGAGAAGATTGGAGACAAAGTGAGAGCAGTGAGCAATGCATTGGATGCTTCACACTTGTTCTTAGGATTAGATGCAGCCCTTACTAGAAACAAGCACAATGACATCACTACTAAGATTGAAGACTTTGTAGAACATAGACTTCAATATGACAAGACAGAAGATCGCGCTGGTGTAGTTCTTGACTTTGGAGATCAGCTTAAGATCAATTCAGGCATTCATGAAGTTCTTCCAAAGAACTATGCTGGTGTCTTCTTGAACAAGTCAGGAAAAGGAAATGATGGATTTGATGTACGTTCTCAAGTAATTGATGAAGACTATACTGGCATCGTTCATCTTTCTATCTCATTCACTAAAGACAAGCTTAGTCCAGTTGTTTGGTGTGGTGACAAGCTTATTCAGCAATTGATTCTTCCTATTTGGCAAGTGTCAGATATGAATGAAGTGGCAGAAGAGGAATATAAAGAACTGATGAAAGATTCTGCTCGAGGAGACAATGGATTTGGGTCACAAGATGGTAAGAAGTAAACAGATATCTGTTATATAGAAATGGCTGACAAGAATCAATTTTTAATCAAATGAATAAAATGGTTCTTGTCAGCCATTGTTAGTATATATAATAGCATGATTTCATTTCCTACAACACTCAACAAAGGAGGCTCAAACATAAACAATCCAAAGCAATCAAATTCTGCTAAAGATGTTCTTGCTAACTCATTCAAGAATGCATTTAGCAAGCAAGTCAGCAACTTGACAACCGCTAAGACACTAGACACAGATGGAATAAAATATGATGAGACAAGAGATGTGTCAGCTCTCATTGACAACTTTGACTTCACTAAGAACACTGCTAACAAAGACAAAGGAACTGTACTAGTAAGTCCTAATGTCAACTATGAGAAAGGCAACACTCCTGTCATGCTAGATGAGTTCAAGTTTGGACTAGAGCAATTCAACGTCATGAACAACTATAGAGTAAAGATGAAAAATGTAGGTGTTGAGAGCGGAATTGACAATCCGACAGATGAGAGCAACAAGAACTACATTCATCATGGCGTAGTAGTAGAAGGTGTAGCACCATCATTGTTCAATCCTATGTATGGACTGAACACACAAGGAATAAGCAGAAATGTTCCATTGACTGATACTGAGAGTGCAGAAGACATGGATGTGAATGACTGCTCTATATCAAGGTTAGTAAGCTTGTCACAACAAAAAGACTCTCCATTAGGTCTTGCTAGATATAAGTATGCTGACTTCATGTATTGTAGAGATCTAGGAAAGATATCTAATAACAGGCTTATCACATTGAGAAAGTTCTCCATACCAGTAGGTGACAACATCTTCTATGCGGCTACATTAGACGCATCAGACGGCAAGAAGCAGAACATCACTATGCCATCAGACATAGGAAGGATGGTCACATGGTTTGGAACTGATGAGAACAAGCTAGAAGACATACTTTCTTATGAGTATGAGAGCACATTCATACAGAAAGAAGGAAAGATACAGCAACTAGACAGTCAAGAAGAAGATGACGGAAGAGGTCCAATGGGCAAGATAATAAACTCTATGTCTCCTGCATACAATCGTGAAGTAGAAAAAGGCATAGCAGAAGGAGGTGCATTGGAATGGCTTGCTACTAAGTTTCATATCACACATGCTAAGCCAACTTATGCTAGTGATAGTGTTGCATTAGGAAGAATGTATGACAACAATAAAGTGTATGAGCCTAAAGACACTGTCAGAGACACTTACTTGTATGAAGGAAAGCTAGTCTTCAAGCATGAGTTTGCACTGACTTTCAACTATAAGTTGAGGGCTTATGACAACATAAATCCTAAGTCGGCTATGCTTGACTTGCTAGGAAATGTCTTGACAACAACATATAGAAGAGGAAAGTTCTGGGGTGGTGCACAACAGATACTTGGACCTCAGCCTAACTATGATGGATGGGCTAAGGCAAATGCATTTGTGGACAAAGCAATAAATGCAGGAGGATCATTCTTAGATGACTTGTTCAACTTGAAGTCAATAGACTTTGAGTCAATATGCGGTATATCCTCTAATCTACTCAAATCACTAGGTATTGGGGATCCATTGAGTAATGTTATTAATGAAACTAAAGAAGTAATAAATGCAGCACAGAATGGTGACACAGATAGACTGAAAAGTAAAGCAGAAGAAACTTACAATAAGTTGCAAGAGCTATGGAAGAAAGGTCAGTTCGGACAAGTGTTGAGTGGCATGATCAAGAATACTCTTGGCAGACCTTCATTGTATGCATTTGATAGCATCTTGTCTGGTAGCAATGTAGGACTATGGCATGTCACTATCGGTAATCCATTGAATCCTATATGTGTGTTTGGCAACTTGATAATGACAAACTGCAAGGTGACACATAGCGGTCCATTAGGAATAGATGACTTCCCTACTGACTTGAAGGTCACAGTGTCACTAAAGCACGGAAGAGGAAGAGATGCAGTAGACATATCAAAGATGTATACTAGAGGTGAGCAATCTATCATGCTTTCTCTTGCTAGCCCAAGTGATGGAACTAATACACCAGAATCAAAAGTTGGATCTGGCAAACTAGCATTAGACAGAAAGATAGACAACTCTTATGAGTCACACTCATTGGCATTCACTGGATCATTTGAAGAATGGGAGAAGAATGCTAAAGAATTGAGATAATCGGAATGAAATTAACTTATTAGCATTACTTTATAATATGGCATCAGATTCATTCTAGTGAGTGAAGCATACACTTCAAAGTGCAGTTTCTTAGACGGAGAAAGCATTAGAA